CCCGGACATTCGTCGGAAATTGCTGGCCGAACATAAAGCGCAAGGGGAATTGATCCAGATCGACGACCACCCGCTACTCCAGGTTTTACACGGGGCGAATACGGTCCTGACCGGGGGTGCGGCGCGGAAGCTGACACAGTTGTATATGGATATTCTCGGCGAAGCCTTCTGGATTAAAGAACGGAACATGGCCGGGGTACCCATCGCCATTTGGCCGATCCCCCCGACCTGGGTGAAAGCCACCCCGACGCCAGCGCATCCGTTTTATCAGGTATCGTTTCGGGGCTGGCAAGGCGATGTCCCGGCCACGGAAGTACTCTGGTTTCTCGACCCGAACCCGAGCAATCCATATGGGCGAGGCACCGGCATTGCCAACGCATTAGCCGATGAGCTTGAGATTGACGAATACGCAGCGAAACATACGAAGGCGTGGTTTTATAATGATGCCACCCCGTCCATGATCGTCTCGCCCACTGGCGAACGGGAATGGGCCCCGGCGCAACGCGAACAACTCAAGCGATCCTGGCTGCAAGACCATCAGGGGTTCTGGCGGGCGTTCAAGGTGAAGTTTTCCGGACGTGATGTGAAGGTCCAGCAACTGAGTCACACCTTCGCCGACCAGCAACTGATCGCCCTGCGGCAGCACGAGCGGAACATGGTCGTGCAGGTCTTCGGGGTGCCGCCCGAGGTGCTTGGCATTATCGAAAATAGCAACCGGGCCACGATTGACGCGGCTCAGGCGCTCTATGGGCAGAACGTGCTCGTCCCACGCTTGGAAGTGCTACGTGAGTCGATGCAGGAACGGCTCATCCCCGAGTATGACGTGCGGCTGATCCTCGACTATGAGAACCCGGTCCCGGCCGATAAAGAATTTCGGTTGCGGGCCGCCCAGGTCCAGCCGCAATCCTTGACGCAGAATGAATGGCGGGGTCTGGCCGGGCAGCCGCCGAAGGATGATGGCGACGTGCATCATATCCCCTTTAACCTTCAGCCTTCGGTGACGCTTGGGGGTATACCACCCCGGCCGCGTGCCCGTGCACACCTGGAAAGACATCCGGCAAAAGCTGTTCTTGCGCCTCCAGAGACTAAAGCCCTCAATGTGGATGAGAGCCCGGACGATGACTTTTTTGTGCTGATCCACCGGGCCGCGGATCAAATGGAACCCAAGATGAAGCGGGAATTTCTCGCCGCCACGCGGGCGCTGAAGAATGACATCGACCGGGATGCACTCTTGCAGGCCCTTATCGCGCGGAATGTGCCGACGGCTGAGGACGCTATCCCGTTCGATGCCTGGGCCACACGGTTACAGGATGAGTTCCAGGTGACATTCCAGCAGACGATGCTCTTGTCTGGCGAGGCGTCCGCAACTGAGCTGTCTTCATTGCTCGACATCGCCGTACAGTATAACGCCGAACATCCTGCGGCCGTGGCCTTTGCGCGTGAGCATGCCGGGGAACTGATTTCCGATACGGGCTTGGTGGGTGAAAGCCGCCAGGCCATTCGTGCGGTGATCACTGACGCCTTTGAGACGGGAATGCAACCGACCGACCTCATGGCAGCGATTGAGGATAGCGTGGGCCTGAACCAGCCGCAGGCGAAGTCCCTCGCAAAATTCCGGCAAGGGCTTGTCGACGCGGGCGTCTCGCCGGCCCAGGTTGAGATACGTGCCAGACAGTTGGCTGAGGCGATGCGGAAACGCCGGGCCGCGGTCATTGCGCGGACTGAGCTAATTGATGTCGCCAGCGAGGGACAGGAACAGCTCTGGCGACAAGCTGTCCAGGCCGAGCAGCTTGACCCGAAACAAGCCCGCCGCTTCTGGTTGGTGGCACTCGATGATCGCTTGGACACCAAAATCTGTGAGCCGATCCCGTTTATGAATCCGGCCGGGGTGGCGCTCAATGAACCGTTTGAGACGCCGGAAGGGCCAAAAATGCGGCCCACGGCTCATCCAAATTGTCGTTGCACCGTGGCGCTTCGTTTCGCAGAAAGGTAACCACCACCATGATCACCGCCCTTTGTGTTTTACAATACCCCGAACGCGACTATATCGAGACGCGGGAGATTGAAGTGTCCGAAGGTAATAAGACTATTGATTTTCCCTACATGGCCTCAACCCCATGGGATCTTAGTCCCGCAGAGATAACTGCCGCCATACGGTTTCAGCGCCTGCGGTGCAAGCGCCTGTTCGACGCGGCAGATCCCGCAGGACGGTGGCTGTATAAGCAGGAGGGGCTGTACCTGCCGCTAGATGATGCCATGACCATACGCCTCGTGCGCGACACGTATGATGTTGCCAACGATCTCTTTACCCTAGAGTATCGGTGTTGCTCGGCTACACCGGGCATTCCGTCTGCGCTTTTCATACAGCACGTATCAGGGCAGGTATGGCAGGACGCGCGGGCCACCGCGCGCGCCCATATTCGAGAGCAAGTGCGAACCGATGCTGCCCAGGCGTTACTCGTGCATGTGAATAGTGATGCCGATCCGCCTGCACTTGTGCACCCGCCTGGTGGGTTTGCCATCACAGCCGCACAGCCTTTGCCCCACGACCCGACCGATCGGATGCCGAATGATGAGACAGAATCACTCGACGCCTTCAACCGAAAGGTAGACGCTTTACTCGCCGAGATGGCTGCTTACGGCGAACAGGAGTAACGATGGCACAGGTGCTTGTATGCGAGAACCCGACAGCACACGCCGACCGGATGTCCGATGTGCGGATTCAACGTATGGTGCGTGCCATCCAGACCAATGCGGCCGCGATCCTGGCAATTCAATCCGGCAGCGTCGAGCTGCATTTTACCGGGGAAACGGTGAAGGCAAAGCTCACGGGCTCCCTTGACACCTCTAATGGGACGACTTAGACTAAAGACCATAACCGCATAGTCTTCGCACTCATCCCCTGACTACCATCACCGGGGCAGTGTTGTTAGACCGCAAGCCCTCTTCGGGGCGCATATCGGTCTGTCAACGTTGCCCCTTTTTTTTGTGTCCACAGAAGGGGAGATACAATGAACCGACCCTATAACCCGATGCCGCTCGATGCATGGAAAGCGGCCGCCCGCGATGGCCCGCCCCCTGCCGATTTAATGTTACTGAAAAGCTTTGTGGACCCTGACGTTAAAATGATTGCAGAAGAACGTCAGGTGATCTTGACCATTACTACGGCAGGTGTTGATCGGGATCGGGACACGATTGCGGTGGACGGGTGGGATTTGACCCACTACCGGAACAACCCGGTGGTTCTCTGGGCGCATCAGTATGGCGAGCTGCCCTTGGGCACAGCCGAATTGGTAGTCGAACCGGACCGTATCCGTGCCCGCGACACCTTCCATGAGCGCGATCTGAACCCCATGGCTGACACCGTATTTCGCATGATGACGCTGCCGGTGCCGAGCCTGCGTGCCGCGTCCGTGGGCTTTCGGTCGTTGGAATTTTCCCTGAACGAAGACCGGCACGGTGTGGATTTCAAACGCCAAGAAATGCTCGAGCACTCCATTGTGCCGATCCCGAGCAACCCGGAAGCTTTGGCTGCGGCGAAGTCCCTCCTGGGGGCCGAGGCCATGCAGCCGCTCATTACCTGGTGTGAGGCAACGCTTGACACCTGGCACGATGAGGCAGGCATGTGGATGCCGAAGGCGTTTATCGAACGGTCCTGGCAACAGTTGACGCCGCCGCAATGGGTGACGAATCCTGGAGGTGTCACATTCACCGCTAATGGCTTCACCGTTACCAGTAACGACACGGTCGGGGTTGGTAATGCTCAGCTTGACCTTGCCCCTGATGACGATGACCTGACAGTTGAGGACTTTCTCGCCAGCGCAACGGCAGGATACGACCATCACGATCCGCCTTCCGACCCCCTGGCTGATTTGGACACTGAGAGCCTGCGGGCGCTTGTGCTGCCTGCTCTTGGTGCCCTCGTAGCTGATGCCATGAAATCGCAAATCACTGCGATTACGGGGCGTCTGGTGGACTGAAGGAGAGTATAATGCCCGCAACGTTAACCAAAGAGAACGAAACGAAACTGCTGGACATGATTAAGGACGTGGTAGGCCCGGAAGTCAAAGAGCTGATCGAAAGCCACATGGCCCCCTTCCGGGAAAAAATGACCGATTGGGAAGCCCGCCTGGCGCTTCCGGCCCCGGTCGCCGATCCGGTCGCCGATCCCGTGGTGGTCGACCCGGTGGCCCCCAAGGGCGGGGAAATGCTCACCCGGATGATCCAGTCGATTGCGATTGGCAAGGGCGACCCTCACCGCGCCGCATCCTGGTACAAACATCAATGGGCAGACGATACGGTGTGCAAAGCCCTGGCTGCAACGGACGCGACGGCAGGTGGGTTTATTGTCCCGGAAGAGATGGCGGCGGAAATTATCGAATTGCTGCGTCCGGCTTCAGTCATTATGCGTATGAATCCGCAGATCGTCTCAATGGATTCTGGTGTGCTGCGCTTACCCCGAATCACGGCCGGTGCTTCGGCGACCTATATCGCCGAGAACAGCAACATGACGGCGACCGAGCCGACCTTCGGCCAAGTGGTCGCCTCGGCCAAGAAACTGGCCGCGCTCGTGCCCGTCTCGAATGACCTCATTCGCCGTCGCAATGCCAGTACCTCGATTGTCCGGGATGACCTCGTCGCGGCGCTGGCTGAGAAGTCGGATAGCGCCTTTATCCGGTCAGACGGGACTGCCGGGGAGCCGAAAGGGCTGCGCTATTGGGCACCGGCCGCCAATCTCTTGACCGTCAATGCCTCCGTTGTGACCGAAAATGTCATTGGTGACCTGGGCAACATGGTCGTGCAGCTCATGAATAACGACACCCGTATGCTGCGCGTCGGTTGGCTCATGGCACCCCGGACCTGGAACGCCCTCATGACGATGACCACGAGTCAGGGCGGCATGGTCCTCCGTGATGAGATGCAGGCTGGACGCTTGTTCGGCTTTCCGTTCGCCGTTACGACGAATATCCCTATCAACCTCGCCGTGACCGGCACTGCGGAATCCGAGTTATACCTGGTGGACTTCGCTGACGTGGTGGTTGCCGAGTCGACAAGCCTGGTGCTGGACGCCTCAACGGAAGCGGCCTACCACGACGGGAGTAATGTGGTCGCAGCGTTCTCGCTGGATCAACTCGTCGTCCGGGCAATCATGGAACACGATCTGGTCGTTCGTCACGAGGAAAGTATTTGCGTGTCCACTGATGTCGATTGGAACCCTGGTATCACGACCTAATTCAACACTCAGGTGGCGATGGATGGCTCGCGCGTCCTTCGCCGACAAGGGGTCTTCTTATGGTTATGCACGATGTTGGCGAAAGCCTATTGGCAGAGTTTGCCCTTCTGAACGCGGCCGCGACCACGGCGGGAACGGCCGTCAATGGCAAAACGATTGACCGCCGAGCCAACGGTAGTCGGTATATGTCTTGTGTGATTCACGTCCCGTATCAGTACCTCCTGACCTCCGGGGTCGTCCTGACGATGAACGCTCATTTGCAGGACTCGCCGACCAGTACCGCCTGGACGGATTTCGGCAGCACCGTTCAAGCCACCAATACTGTCAAAGGGCTACATACCGGCGCGACGGGCGGGTCGTCTGGCTTTGATGTCTTTGCCCGCAAGGTGAATATCGGGCAAGCGAATCGGTACGTGCGGGCACGCATCACACCGTCGTGCACGGTCGTCTCATCGGTGGCCCTCTGCAACTATAGCGGTAGCATCACTTTTGGCGGCGCTGAGGTGAACCCGGCAGCATAAGGACAGCACATGAGCACGACGGCGACATGCGAGGAAACACCAGTATCACCCCTCCCCGCCGAGCCGCCTGCGCCTCCGCGCAAGGTAGCAATTATCGGCTTTGCCGCCAGTTCCATGGAATTGGCTCCCGTCAACGATCCCTCCTGGGATATATGGGGGCTCAACCAACTCTGGCAAGTCTTACCCCGGTGGGATGTCTGGTTTGAGCTGCATCCCAAGCACCGTATTGAACAGCACGCCGCTCATCACGCCTGGCTTCAGCAGCAAGAAAAGCCGATTGTCATGCAAGAGAAATTTGCGGACATTCCGGCCAGCATCGCCCTCCCGAAAGATGAACTGGTGAAGCACTTCGGTGATTATTTCACCAGTTCCATCGCTTGGATGATTGCCCTGGCGATCACACAAGAGTACAAGACCATTGGCGTGTGGGGGGTGGATATGCTCGGGGAGGGCGAGTATGCCTACCAACGGGCCTGCTGTGATTATTGGATTGGCTTCGCCCGGGGGGCCGGGGTGACTATCCATATCCCGGACGAATCGGCACTGGCGAAGGGCCTGGGGCTGTACGGTTATGAGTGGCTCCCGGATCGCGATGACCGGCGCGGCCGTCGCTTGAAACGCCGCCAGACCACCATGCGTACGCAAAAGGATAAAGCCCTGCAAGCCATGTATATGCTCGATGGTGGGCTGACTGAGGTGCGCGGGTGGGATCTGAACAAATCCGCAGAATATCAGGCGGCGCGTGACAAGGAATTAACGGCGAAGCGGGAACAATCCATGCAAAGCCTCTATGCTCTCGATGGGGCGTTGCAGGAAATCACGCACGCTCTCACCTTCGAGAAACATTACGGCCGGGGAGGCGCATAATGGGACAGCAATCACATACAGCTCAGACGGTCACATCGACCGGCGCGGCAACAGTAAGCTTCGGCTTTACAGCGCGTAATATACTCGTCAAAAATTCCACGGCCGGTCCTACGGCTTTTGCGAATTTTGCCGGTGTTGCCGCGACGGCATCCGATTACCCGATCCCGGCGGGAGGTGAAGTACAAATCACCAATGCACCGTCGTCGTCAGTGTCATTGATTGTCAGCACGGCAAGCACAAGCAATGCCACGGTCAATGTCTTGGGGCTGCATTGATATGCATGAAATACTCGGGGTGATTCCCGCCAAAGGGTACAGTGCCCGCATCCCCGGCAAGAACCTGATCGACCTGGGCGGCAAGCCGCTACTCCAGTGGACGATAGAGGCTGCACGCACCTCCGTGCTGTCTCGCATTATTGTCAGCACGGATGACGCAGAGATCAGCACGTATGCGGCCGGTTTCGGCATTGAGGTCATGCAGCGTTACTCGCCATTGGCCGCACCGTTGGTTCATGCGGTCCATGTGGTGCTCGATGTGCTCCAGCAATGCTATGTGGCGAATGAGTATGTACCGGATGCCGTAATGATGCTCCTGCCCACTAGCCCGTTTC